AGTTATAAACGGCAAAGCAGTAGCTGCTAGAAATAAAGGCGACTTAAAGCGTGGCGGTATGAATTTAGCAGGTGTCAAAGCTAAATTTAAAAACCATATACCTAGTGTTAGAGATGCATTTGTATTTTCAATGAGAGATATTGCAAATTCAATAGAAAAGATTTCTAAAAAAGACCAAATGGCATTGTTTAATAACGGTAAAAATTGGGCAAATATTGAAATTATCTATCCTGAAAATAAAAATGTTGTTGATTATGATGGTCCTGCAACAATAGTCTTTCACGGTATACTACAATATAATGAAGCTTGGATACCTTCTGGCGAAGTAAAGTCAGGTGGCGCAAGACTTGCTGCTGTAATTAATAAGACAAATGCTGCAATAAAAGCTAAGTTTGCATTTAAAGGGCCTAATATTGTAAAATTACACAAACCAAAAAATTACGGAAGGCTTAGAGCAAAATATATTGGGTCTTTGGGCAAGTTGCAGAATATATATAGATTAAAGGATAGCGATTCGCTATCGTTATATCATCAACACTTTTGGTTAGAATACATATTAAACGGCGCAAACGCAACAGACTTTCCCAACATACAGGACAATATTTTATATCCTTTAATGAAACGTTGGGCATTCTCTGATAAGAGTTTTACTATGAATCAAATTAATAAACTAAAAGATGATCATCCGAAATTTGTTGAATGGGTAAGATCAACAGAAAAATTAGATCACCAGGCGATGCTAAAGAAAAATATGATACCTTTTGAACAAATATTCTTCGGTGTAGGCGCTGAAATATTAGCAAATGCCAGTAACTTTCTAAGTGCAAATCCAGACAAAACAATACAAAAATTAAGAAGCGAATTAGACTCTGCTAGTAGCTCACTTTTAGCAAAGAAAGATTTTTCAAATATTGGAAAGTTAAAAGCGCAATTAAAAAAATTAAAAAGTATGCCAAACTTATCAAAAGTAGCACCATCAGAAGGACTAGTGTTTAAATACAACGGAAAAGTATTTAAGTTCACAGGGTTCTTTGCACCAATTAATCAAATTTTAGGTTTAGAAAAATTCTCGAGGTAGGTTATGAATAGTGAAGATAGATATTTAAAAGATTTATTAAACGGTAGAACACCTGAAAAACGTGTAATGGTGGGTTATGAAAGCAAAAAAGAAAAATCAGGTGATAAAGTAAGCAGGCTTTCAGAAATAATGGCTGATGCTAGAATGCCGTGGTTTTGTCCTAAATGTAAAAAGATTATGAAAAAGCAAGCAGACAATAAAATGTGGATGTATTTTGGACACTGTTTAGAATGTCAAGTTGAAGAAGAACATAATATGAGAATGAACGGAACGTTTGAAGAGTTTGCTGAAAAGAAAATTGTAACAAGTAAAGTTGATATGATTAAAGATCAAATAGTACAAATAAATGAATGGAAAGCAAATACATCATTTGATAATGTAGAACCAGTAAACGTAGATACAGGATTTGTACATATTGAAAAAAATGAATTAACACCTTCAATGATTAAAGATGCAGAAGATGCAGTTGTTTTATTGGAACAAAAATTAAGTGAATTTGAAAGTAGACTTAAAGAAATAGAAGATGCAGAAAGACTTAACCAATAAACAAATAAAAGAATATTTTAGAGAAGAGTACGTAAAGTGTGCTCTAGATCCAATATACTTTATGCGTGAGTATTGTTTTATACAGCATCCTGTAAAGGGTAAGATTAAATTTGATTTATACCCATTTCAAGAAAAAACATTAAAAGATTTAAAAGACAATGATTATAATGTCATATTAAAAGCAAGACAGCTAGGCATATCAACACTAACTGCAGGTTATTCTTTATGGTTGATGAACTTTCATAATGATAAAAATATATTGGTAATTGCAACAAAGCAAGAGGTTGCTAAAAACTTAGTAACTAAAGTTAGAGTAATGCATAAACTTGCACCCGACTGGTTAAAACAAGGCTGTGTTGAGGATAATAAATTATCTTTAAGATATAGGAACGGATCACAAATAAAAGCAATATCATCTACAGCAGATGCAGGTCGTTCTGAAGCGTTGTCTTTATTGGTTATGGATGAAGCTGCATTTATTGCGAATATAGATGAAATATGGGGTGCATCTCAACAGACTCTTGCTACTGGTGGTAAATGTATTGCACTTTCTACACCAAATGGAATGGGAAACTGGTTCCATCAAACATGGACAGGTGCAGAAGAAGGGACAAATAATTTTAATTTTATAAAATTACATTGGACAGTGCACCCTGAAAGAGACCAAAAATGGAGAGATGATCAAAATTCTTTATTAGGTCCGGATATGGCCGCGCAAGAATGCGACTGTGATTTCATAAGCTCAGGACAATCAGTTATACCTGCAAAAATTATTAAAGAATATCAAGATACTTTTATCTGTGAACCGATAGAAAAAAGATATAATGATGGAATGTGGATATGGAAACATCCAGAACCAAATAAACGATATTTAATAGGTGCTGATGTAGCACGTGGCGACGGAGGAGACTACTCAGCATTTCATATCTTAGATGTAGAAAGTTTAGAACAAGTCGCAGAATTTAAAGCAAAAGTAGACACAACGCGATACGCAGGAATATTAGCAGCAATAGCTACAGAATATAATGATGCTGTTTTAGTTGTAGAGAACAACAATATAGGCTGGGCAGTTTTACAAGTATTATTAGATAGAGAATATAGAAATCTTTTCTGGATGAAAAGAGACTTAAAGTATGTTGACACAAAAACACAATATACAAACAAATACAGAAGAGAGGATAGAAATCAAATACCTGGATTTTCAACAACTATGAAAACTAGACCTCTTATTATAGAAAAATTATCACAATTTATTAGAGAGAAGCAAGTAAAAATAAATTCAATTAGACTGATCGATGAATTATATGTTTTTATATTTAATAATGGGAAAGCTGAAGCTTTTAAGGGCTATAACGATGACTTGGTCATGAGTATGGCAATATGTCTCTGGGTTAGAGACACTAGTTTACGTCTTCATGATGAAAACATGAAGATAACAAAAGAAACAATGAACAAAATGGGAGCAAGCTCTGGTGTTTTTACTGCTGAGGCAGAAGACGACTACGGCTGGAAACAAAATGTGGCCGGCAAAAAAGAATCACTAACTTGGTTAATATAGAATGGCAAAACAAGATACATTTTTTGATAGAATACAACGCTTATTTTCAACAGGCGTTATTGTTCGTAATGTTGGAGGTAAAAAACTAAAAGTAGTTGATACTGATGACATACAGCAAGGCTCCAGAACGCTTATGGATAGATACCAAAGGTTATACTCTGGCCAAAGGGGCATAGGATCAATGCATGGTTACAGTGGAGAATTGGCAAAAGCAAAACGTATATCTCTTTTTAGAGACTATGAGGCAATGGATGATGATCCAATTATATCTTCTGCGTTAGATGTTTATGCTGATGAATCAACAATGAAATCAGAGTATGGTAATGTTTTAGAAATAAAAGCAAATAACCCACAAATACATGAAATACTACATAATCTATTTTATGACATATTAAATATAGAATTTAATCTATGGCCGTGGATTAGAAATATGTGTAAGTATGGTGACTTCTTTTTAAATTTAGATATTAAAGAAGGTTATGGTATTATAAATGTATCGCCGCTATCTACTTACGATGTATCTCGTATAGAAGACTTTGATCCTGAAAATCCTTTTGATGTAAAATTTGTATTAGATGCAACAGATCCTAGAAATCAACCACAAAACGCATCAAATCAAGAATTACAAAATTTCCAAGTAGCACACTTTAGGTTGCTATCAGACTCTAATTACATACCTTATGGAAAGTCTATGATTGAAGGTGGTCGCAGAGTTTGGAAACAATTAAGTCTAATGGAAGATGCTATGCTAATTCATAGAATTATGAGGGCACCAGAAAAAAGAGTATTTAAAATTGATATTGGAAATTTACCTCCAAATGAAGTTGATACTTACATGAAGCGCATTATTGATAAAATGAAAAAAGCTCCTGTGATAAATGAAGATACTGGAGACTATAATTTAAAATATAACATGCAAAATTTAACAGAAGACTTTTACTTGCCGGTTCGTGGTGGAGATAGTGGTACACAAATAGAATCACTACCAGGTTTAACGTATGAAGCAGTAGAGGATATAGAATATCTTAAAAATAAAATGCTATCAGCACTAAAGATACCAAAAGCATTCTTAGGTTTTGAAGAAAATGTCGGATCTAAAGCGACACTAGCAGCAGAAGATGTAAGATTTGCAAGAACAATTGAAAGAATACAGAGAATAGTTTTAAGTGAATTAACAAAAGTAGCAGTTGTTCATTTATATTCACAAGGCTATACTGACTCTGCACTAGTTGATTTTGATTTAGAGTTGACAAACCCATCAACAATATACGAACAAGAAAGATTAGATTTATGGGAAAGAAAAAATAATATCGCAGAAGCAATGAAGAGAGAAGGTTTAATATCACAACAGTGGATTTATGATAATATCTTAAATTTTAGTAATAAAGATATACAAAAAGTAAAAAATCAAGTTGTTGATGATAAAAAACAAGCATACAGGCTTCAAACTATAGAAAATGAAGGTGTAGACCCTGCAAAAGAAGCAGAAGAAGGACAAATGAAAAATAGTGAACCGAATAACTCTGAAGAAGATAAAGGTATGGAAGACGAAGATTCAAAAAGAGATACAGAGGATAGAGACACATACGGTGTTAGAGATGCACTTGGAAAGCACGATTATTTACACTCTTCACAAAGAGATGACAATCCTACAACACATAAATTTAGAAAAAGTCCGCTAGCACTGGCTCATTTTGATGCAATGAAGAGTAGTTTTGCCAAAAAAGAAACAGAATTATTAAAAGAAGTATCTGAGATTGACGAAGAACTTAACGGAACTAAGAAGAAAATTTAGTTTTCTTATATTTATTAATGAATTCATAAGAGACTTAGCTAAGGGCATATATGAAACACTCAAAATTCAAAAATGGCGGCTTGTTATTCGAGTTGTTAACACGACAAATAACATCAGATGCGTTAAACGGATCAACATCCTCACCATCTACAAAAATTGTAAAACAATACTTTAAGAAAGATACGGAGCTATTTAAAGAAGCTAAGATTTTTAATGTTTTACAGCAAACAAAAATTAAAAATTCTGAACATGCAAAGCATCTCATAGAGACAACGATTAAGTCATATAATAAGACAATAAATCAAGCAAAGTTAAGAAAAGAAAAATATAAACTTATCAAAACAATTAAAGAAAGTTTTGATATGGATTCATTTTTTAAAGTCAGAATACCAAACTATAAGATATTGGCATCTATATACAATGTCCTTACAGAAGACTATTCAGATCCAAAAAAATCTTCAAAAAGTTATTATACAATAATAGAAAATATCTCTTCTGTTAAAAAAGAAAAAGAAGATCAAACACTTTTGGAGTTAAAAAAGCAAAATAAAGATTTAAGGCTGTTAGCTTATCAAATACTAGTTGAAAAATTTAATAAGAAGTATAATACTTTATCTGGTCAACAGAAAAAAGTTCTTAGAGAATATATCAACAGTGTATCTAGCACTAGCACACTAAAAACATTTTTAGAGTCACAATTTAAAAACGTCTTATTTGAACTAAAGAAGTACTATGGTTCAATTGATAACAAAGTTGTTAAGATAAAAATTAAAGAGTGTGTTAAGCTTGTTAACGAAACAAAAATTGCAAAACCAAAAACATCACATGTACTAAAGCTGATGAGATTTTATCAACTAGTTTCAGAGATAAAAAATGTCGTTAAAAAATAAGAAATTAGTAGAATTCTTAAAAGCACTCATTAGGAAAGAGT